AAACCTAAAACTGGTAGGGCATCTTTAACTAAAGACATCAAGCATAACTCACATACTGCTGACGCTACTGCCGAGATTTCTAAGATTGAGTCTGTAGATACTCGCGCAGCGTTTATCGAGATGTGGTCACAGGTTGAAGAGGCCGTTAAAGCTAAACAAGTCCCTGATAGTGCTGCTAAACCAGAAGGTATCATGGACAAAGAATCTCCTAAGTCTAAAGAGTTCGCCAAGAAACACGATGTTGAAATGGGTAAGAAACCAGAACTGGTTGCCGATGATGAAGAAGGTCATGAAATGACATCTAAAGCGGGTCGTGCCGTTAAGAAGCAGTCTTCCGCTAGAAGTGGTGACAACTTGTCCAATGGTGATACTTCGGTAGTTAAGAGTAAATAACCGTGATCTCCTTAATCACTAAGGAATGTGCTGTTAGAGAATCTACCATTGATAAACGCTGTAAGTTTCCCGATGGTAGATATTATTCTATGACTAAAGGTGATCTAATAAAACTCTGTGCCGATTTAGGTATAGGGATAACCGGTCTCAAAGGCGAGACTAAAGAACTAATCATTATGCGTATACGCGAAATAAGAGGATAGTAATATGATTAAATCTCCAAGTTGGTGTAAAGGTGCGGTTCCTTCCATTAAAGGTTGGCATCATCCCAAAACAAATGAACTTCTTAAGGCTCAGGGCTTGACTCATAAACAAGTATCAGCCTGGAAAGACGCGAAGGATGGTATCGGTAACAAGCACGATGTTGCTGAAGTTGTTCTTACTCATGAAGAAGTAGTCGAAGAATTCTTTGACGAAGAAGAGATCGAAGACGAAGACGAATAAGTTTTTTTAATCACTATTATTATAAGTTGTTTTGATGTTTAAATATTATGTACTCACTAGTAATAGTGTCGAAAATCTCGCACGTCAGTTCTTCACATTAAGGTATAATGATGTGGTGGTCGTTATCAATACTCTGGATAAGGAGTATGAGAAGACCGCCATTGATTACTGTGTCAAACACGGTATCGAACATCATATCACTCAATCAGACGGAACCCCAGCCACTGGGAAAAATTCCGTACTAGATTTATTCTTATCTTCTGAAAACGAATACATGGTTCAGGTAGACGGTGATGACATCATTACCGCGTACGGAAGAAATCTGTATCGTACTATCGCACTCTCTCCCAATGCTCCTGATGTTATATGTCTGTATAACCAGTTATGTCTGAATAAATTCAAACCTGACTTATGGGACAGCCAGTACGACTCTAGGTCAGTAAAGATAAAAGGTTGGTTCATCCCAAAGTACTTAACCCCCGCATACCCTCATGATTATGAGACAGATGCTACTTTTGCCGATTTGATACCAGAACGTCTAGCACATATGTACATGGATTTTTTTGGTACCTCACCAGAAGAGGCAGCACATTGGGCAGAAGTCCGAATACGATTGAACAGATTCTTCAGGGAGTATGGAGAGCGATACGAAACATTCAATAGAATGACCTTCCTATCGCGCAAAGCAGCGTCTGTAATGCGATATGACCCTGAGTATATGATAGGGGAAGACACTCTTCAGTTTTATCGTTTAAAGAAATTGGCGTACGAGGGTGAATTGGATATGCGTATGCGCAACGAAAGATGGGCATTTAGTTACGTATATATGAATGATACTGAATCTATTACTAAAGAATTTAAAGAAGATGGTTCTTTAAAGGTCAGTTATGCGTGGATGATACCAGTTGAGGATGGACTAAATAAACTAAAAGACGGACTACCTCCACCTGAGTTTCATTTACCGGAATTAACTGACCCATACTATGAAGTTAACAAAAACTAATTTAGTTGTATACGCAGCGAAGAATTATTACAATCCCGAATACATTGACGGAGAAGAGTTCTACGACGATCTAAAACGTTTTAAATACGTCAAGAGGTTGTTGAGTAGGTACAGTCAAACTAATGAACTAGCAGAACGTTTGATATTAAATCACTTGATTGTGATATTTAATGTATTTGGTCATGAGGCGGGTGTGGAAATACTCGCATTAAAAATACCAGCAGACCATTGGGCTGTACTGAAACCATTTCTCATATTCTTACGGGTAATAGAAAATAATGAGATTACTGGGGTTGAAATGGATAAATACGTGATAGAAAGATTGAGGAGTGTATAATGGGATTATTAAAATCTGCCGCTGATGTCGTCTATACGATTAGGTTCTTAAAGTTACTTGTTACTAAGTTCGAGGATACTGGTGCGTTTAAAGCAGGTATCATTGATGATCAAGGTAACAAGCGCCGAGACTATGATATGGAGGTCATGGGTAATCGCGATGCCTATCGTGATAACTACACTTCATTCCATCGTCTTGTGTTCAACCTAAAGAAAATCATGGAAAAGGTGCCAGGCGGTTCTTCGGTCGTTGCTCGATATGGCGCCGCGCTCGCTCTTATTAAAGAGCACGGTGAACTGACCGACAAAAATATTGAAAAGATTCATGAGAATACTGGTATAAGTATCCTTGACGTTCTACAGGAACAATCATTCTGGTATGTGTTAGATGACGGGTCACTATCGCCGGGCGTGTATCGAATTAACAACGATACTATGACCGCACAGTGCGAAGATGTCCGGAAGGGTGATAAGATTCGGATAGTCGAAGGTGCTCCTGTACATAATATACTAGGATTAGCCATACACGAAGGTGTACACATGAAGTCTGGTCAAAGAGTTTTAGCAACATCTGCTGAACTTATTAAGTAAATCCTCTCTATGGGGTCTCCCAAAACCCTATATAAAGGACGCATTACTAAAATGTTCTTGACATGACGCCCCATATTCGTGTATGATATGCTCTATTCGTTGGCGGGCGTTCAACGTAATTACGAAGAGACTTTCGCATGAAGACCTATGAAGAATTTAAACGACGGTTTGAGGAAGAGATGACCTCTACCGCGTCAGTGCCTGGAGCCGGTGACGATAATCAAACTGTCATTGTCCGCAAAAAATACGATAGGAAGAACAAAAGGAAATCTGCCTCAGACATGTTGCGCAGATACTTTCCTGAAAAATTTAAAAAATAGTTCTTGCCATCTCGCTCGAAATCAAGTATAATGGACACCATGTTAACTGATAGCTGATAGGCACTTACATGAAAGTTATAGATTGCTCCTCCTACAAAATTGTTATCTTCGATGTCGCGTCTGATCTGACATCTTTCCTCGATGAGGGACACGATGATAGCAAATTGATATATGTATCGCTTGACGGTACAGACACCACACTACTATCCCCCGATAGGTTCTTGGTCAAAAACCGCAATAGCTCTTTTCTCAATCATATGATGTGGGAAGGTCTGTTAGACGAAGATGAACAAGACGAATATATAATGAACCGTTGTGAAAAGTTTTTCAATGATGGCAAACAAATGCTAATAGAAGATTACGACTTCATTGAAGACGAACCATTCTATGATTATTCCAGATAAAAAAAGAGTCGTTATGAATATTAAAATGGACACGGGTCGCGATGACCTATTGACTGATTATGCCACAGGTATGTTGAAAGACTTTTACTTACGCCCAGAAGAAGATTCCCCGCAAGAAGGATATGCTCGAGCGGCTATTGCTTGGTCATCGTACAAGGGAGTGTTAGACGAAGCACTAGCACAGAGATTGTATGATTATGTAATGGTTCATGTTCGCATCCCCTGTACTATCTAACGCTCCAGATAAAGATGGTAAGTCTCGTGGACTACCCATATCATGTTTTCTCACTTTCGTACCGGACACCCTCGAAGGACTGATCGACCATACCACAGAGTTGCGATGGCTGTCTGTTATGGGTGGTGGTGTAGGTGGACATTGGTCGGACGTTCGTACAGTCTCAGACATAGCGCCTGGCCCGATTCCTTTCTTACACACAGTAGACGCAGACATGATTGCTTATCGTCAAGGAAAGACGCGTAAGGGTTCATATGCGGCATACCTAGATGTACATCATCCAGACATTATAGAATTCTTGAACATTCGTATTCCTACGGGTGACGTTCAACGCAAAGCATTGAATATTCATAATGCGATTAATATTACCGACGAGTTCATGGCGGCCGTATTGAACGATACAACTTTCGATCTGCGTGACCCGAGTAATGGTTCGGTAAAAGAATCTGTCAATGCCCGTAAATTATGGGAACGAATCCTTGAGGTTAGATTCCGTACAGGCGAACCATACCTGAATTTCATTGACACTGCGAACCGTGGTTTGCCGATGAGTTTAAAGGAGAAGGGGTTAAAGATACATGGTTCTAATCTATGTAACGAGATTCATTTACCCACTAACGAAGACCGTACGGCAGTATGTTGTCTATCGTCCCTCAACTTAGAATACTATGATGAGTGGAAAGACACTACTATTGTTGCTGATATTATTACTATGCTTGATAATGTCATTGATTACTTCATAGAACATGCGCCTGACCATATCTCACGTGCTCGTTTTTCCGCATCACAGGAACGTTCGTTAGGTTTAGGTGCGATGGGATTCCACTCTTTGTTACAAAAACATGGAGTCGCATGGGAATCTGACAAGGCGAAAGAGATTAACGATGTAGTATTCAAAAATATCCAAAAACAGGCTACTGCGGAATCACTTCGTTTAGGTAAGGAACGTGGAGAGGCACCAGACATGGAAGGTACTGGTATGAGAAACGCGCACTTGATTGCCATTGCGCCTAATGCCTCGTCCGGTGTTATACTATCAACCAGTCCTTCTATAGAACCATTGAAGGCCAATGCGTACACTCATAGAACTCGCGCTGGTTCCTTTTTAGTCAAGAACGTTTACCTTAATCAGTTATTGTCTGATAAGGGGTACAATAACGACTCTATATGGACTTCTATCATCACCAATAAAGGTTCGGTACAACACTTACCGTTCTTGAACGAAGGTGAGAAGGCGGTATTTAAGACTGCGCAAGAGTTAGACCAGAACTGGGTCATAGAGCACGCTGCTGACCGTCAGAAGTATATCTGTCAAGGTCAATCGGTTAACTTGTTCTTCCCGGCAGGTGCGCCTAAGCGTTACGTAAACAAGGTTCATTTCAATGCTTGGAAGAAAGGTCTGAAGGGTCTGTACTACCTGCGAACAGAGGCGACTTCCCGTGCGGAAACTGTATCTGATAAAGTAGAACGCGTAGCACTTCAGAGTGACAGTCGATCTATCATATACGGTAAGACAGGTTGTCCATACTGTGAAATGGCGAGAGATGAATTAACTCTGCGAGGAATGCCGTTCGACTATATTGACTTAAAGGAATCAGGTAAGACTGCTGCCGAAGTTACGGGTCGAGATGTTACCACAGTACCACAGATATATATTGATGGAAAGTACATCGGTGGATACGAAGACTTGATGAGTAATCTAGCGGATGGTGGTGGATTTCAAACAGGTAATGAGGAGGACAATGAGTGTCGGGCTTGCGAAGGTTAGTAGTATTTGGGGATAGTTATGTACAGGGGTACCGTAGTAAACCCACTATACAAATCAACGAACTTAACTTTCCCTACTACCTCTCGAAAGAATTAGGTGTTGAGGTCATTAACAAAGGACACCACGGTCACTCCAATCTTGCCATAGCGCATGACGTTATGGCATTTATTCGAGAGACTCCGAAAGAAGAGTTACCTAACTACGCATTTTTAATATGTTTCAGTGATTGGCAGAGAGATACCAAAAGAGACAAAGATCGAGAACCTAATCCTGACACGGATGGTGCGCTAGAAGGAATTGTGTGGAGTCGTTGGCCTCATATAGAAGCACCCGACCCTACTATTTTGAGAGTATCTACCGAGATGGCATACCTCGGCTTAAAACAATTATGTTATAAGTATGATATTCCATATAGAATGATAAACAGTTTTGACCATCAGCCGTTCATAGATACCTTAGAGATATATGACGCAGTACATCATGGAGGCGGTAGGATAATCGACAAACGCATTGGTAGTTGTCAGTGGCGTATAGAAAGTCCACGTGGGGATTCACATTGGATAGAGAGTGAGTCTATTTACAATACCATTATGGATATTATAGTAGAAAATTGGTTATCAGAAGAGGATAAAATGCCACCTCTTCAATATGTAAGATACCACCGATTAAAAGAAGAAAACCGAAGATATTTAACTGGGTGTTCTCACCCCAATGTGGCGGGCAGTAAATTAATAGCAAAAACTCTCGCACCATATATACAAACTATTCTAAAGGATTAATATGTCACTATTAAAATTTTCACAAACGTACAAACCGTTCCTATATCCTTGGGCAGTTGACCTATCAAAGAAGCACGAAGAAGTGCACTGGATTGAAGACGAAGCAGAACTCTCTGAAGACGTACAGGATTGGAAGACCAAACTGACCGTGGAAGAAAAGACGTTCATCACTCACGTACTAAGATTGTTCACTCAGTCAGATGTACAGGTAGGTGAGAACTACCACGAATTATTGATCCCTCGTTTTAAAAACAATGAAGTCCGAAACATGTTGTCATCATTTGCGGCGCGAGAGGCAGTACACCAACGTGCCTATGCGCTCTTGAATGATACATTGGGACTACCGGACGAAGACTTCCATATGTTCCTTGAGTATAAGGAGATGGCTGATAAGATTGATTTCATGAAAGATGGAGACTCCAAAACTAATGCTGGACTAGCACTTTCCTTGGCACAGTCGGTATTCAATGAGGGTATGTCAGTATTCGCATCATTCGTCATGTTGCTGAACTTTCAACGTTTCGGTAAGATGAAAGGTATGGCGACAATCGTCGAGTGGTCTATCCGTGACGAGACTCTACACGTACAAGGTAACGCGAAGTTGTTCCGTGAGTTCTGCGGAGAACATCCGCGCATCGTTAATGACGAGTTAAAGTCTAAGATATATAAGATGGCTGAAAACGCAGTCATGTTAGAAACTAAATTTATTGATCTAGCATTCGCGGGTAACGCTGTACAAGGTCTCACCAAGAAAGAAGTCATCGACTATATCCGTCACATTGCTGACCGTCGTCTACTTCAACTTGGAATGAAACCATTATTTAATCAAAAAGATAATCCCTTACCTTGGTTGGACTGGGTACTGAACGGAGCATCACACGACAACTTCTTTGAGAAACGTGTGACCGAATACTCTGTTGTCGGTATGGAAGGTACCGATTATGGTTGGGATGAACTGGAGCAAGAGGTAGCATGATGAATGCTGAATATTTAATCGAATGTCCGATCTGCGACATTGAGACTAATGTAGAAGTTACATACGACGATGACCAACCACGGTTTTGTCCTATGTGCGGTTCGGACGTAGACGCAGAACTTCTAGACGAAGAGGACTAGTTACCATAAGTCTACATAAATGACACATAAAAGAGTAAAAAGTGTAGACTTATGAACTGGACATACGAAAAAGAATTATTTGACCCTGAAGAAACCTTCCTAGAAGATTATCAGGGTTTTGTTTATATAGTAACTGAACTTAGTACCGGAAAGAAGTACATCGGTAAGAAGTTTTTCTGGAAACCTAAAACACTGCCAGTGACGAAGACTCGAAAACGTAAGGTAAAAACGCGAGTACAGTCTGACTGGAAGACGTATTTTGGTTCCAGTATAGAAGTAAAAACCTTAGTTGAAGAGAAAGGCCCGGAGAGTTTCACTAGGGAAGTGTTGAAACTCTGCCGAACCAAGGGTGAATGTTCGTACTATGAAGCTAAGATGCAGTTTCAGTATGATGTCCTACTCAGGGATGATTTTTACAACGCGTTCATCGGTTGTAAGATTCACGCAAAACATCTACCTAAAGACTAGCCAACTTCAATATCAGATAGTGCGAAACCGCACATAGCTACACCGACGACGCTATACATCAATGTTTCCATGATGGTCATAGCGTCAGTCTCTAAACCACCTACCGCACCCATCACGAAAAACCCACCTACTAAACCAATTATTAATTTCATTACTTCACCTCTTCATAAGCGGCAGCAATAGCAAGAAGACCTGTCTTGCTCTTAGGAACTTTCATAAGTTGAATCGCTAACTGTTTTGCACCATAAAGGTCACAAGCTTCAGTCTTCTTTATTTCAACTCTCTTATTGTTATAGAAAGCAATCCATCCTGCAAACGTTTCGTTATTCATTACTTCACCTCCACATTGTCGACCCAAGCAACATCACGCTCAAGGTTGTTCATTCGGTAGTTCAGGGCAGCAACAAGACTGTCGAACTTCATATCATTGATCAACTGATCGTTGACAACATTGCGTAGAACATAGTAGTAGTCAGGTTTTGCGTTCATCATAATAACTTCTCTCTCTGTCTAATGAGGTACTATTATAACATATATGAAGATATTGTCAATGGCTTCATTAGACTATTTGGTTATAAACTCGATGGTGTTATGCTATTTTGTTCTATTAATATTGTTGACATTTGTTTCTAAAAGAAGTATAATAGCTGTACAAATTGAGTTGAGAGAGAATTATTATGATTGAAGTTGGTGATGTTGTCTATTGTAACTGGGGTGCGATGCATCCGACCGAAGAACTTGCTGTTCTCAAGATCGACGGTGATCGTATGTGGTGTGAAGGTGGGTTTACTATGTTACTTGCCGACTTGCGTGATATGAATGAGAACTACCGCAGTCCTATCGGTGTCTACAAAATAGATACTAACAATGTATATGCTTGAGGAATCATAATGTACGTAATGAATCTTGAATGGATTGACAGCTTAGGTGAGAGACACATTGTGTGGAACGTGGTCAATCCCGAAAAAATGAAGCGTGACCTCATTGCCCTCAATGTTCCGGAAGAGAACATCGAAATATACGAGAAAGATGTTTCTTAAAATTAATTGAGTTATTTTGATAATAAGTATTGACAAGTAATGGAAACATGTGTTATACTAGCGGTATAAATTAAATTGTTAACTAAAAGAGAGAACTATATTATGAACAATATCCTTCAAATCGAAACTTCTGCTACTGTTGGTAAATGCCCTTGGGGTATCGGTACCGAGGTATCCAACGACCTAACTCCTATCCAGATGATGCAGAAAGCAGGCGTCGACTGGACAGTTGAGAAAATCCCTTCATTCGTACACCATAACGGTGAGCAAATTGCCACTGGTATGGAGGCACTCGTCCGCTCTACTGACTCTAAAGTACTGACTCAAGTCGGTGGTAACTGGAATCCAGTTCAAAACGAACAGGCATTCGAATTCTTCAATGATTACTGCTCTGCCGGTGATATGGAAATGAGTTCTGCGGGTTCTTTGAAAGATGGTAAGATGGTCTACGCATTGGCCAAGGTCAAAGAGTCGTTCGATATCCTTGGTGGTGACCAAGTTGATTCCTACCTTCTATTCTCTAACCCACATGAGTACGGTAAGTCAATTGACATTCGATTCACTCCGGTTCGAGTAACCTGTATGAACAGTCTTGCTCTTGCTCTAAATCGTACTTCGGTAAACTCAACCAAGATCAATCACCGTAAGGCATTCGATGCTGAACAGGTTAAAGTCACTATGGGTCTTGCCCACGAGAAGTTTGACCAATACAAAGTAATGGCAGAGTTGTTATCAAAACGACAGTTCACTGCTGATACTCTGATTCAGTACTATAACTCTCTATTCCCTTCACAGTCTCCTGCTGCTGAAGTTAAGACTTACAATGACCTTGCTCCAAATGCGAAGAAGGCGTTTGAGTTGTTAGAAACCCAGCCAGGCGCTGAGTACGGTCGTGGTTCATGGTGGCAGGCATTCAACTCTGTTACCTACTTAACTGACCACCAGTTGGGTCGTACTGCCGATGGTCGAATGACTTCTGCGTGGTTTGGTGCCAACCAAGTCAAGAAAAAGAAAGCTGCGGAACTTGCGGTTGAAATGGCGGTGGCGTAATGAGTGGATGGAATCTGATACTAAACTCAATGAGAACGCCAGATGGGACTGTAATCCAGTCCCGTCACCGGCATGACTTTGTTACCCATACTGATGAGAACGGTAAGGTGTATATGGTTGATGGTGGTCTGGATTATATTAGACGCTCTGTTCATGAAGATCAAGTAGACCTATCTCTCTATGACGACCAACCTCACGAAGTTCAGCGAGTGGTTCTCTCATGGGGAACCTATGGTATCAATGGAGACCAACCATTGTCGTATATTCGTATTGCTGATATGGAAACTGGTCATTTGGAAGCAGTACTAAAACTCAATGTGAACGCGATTCATAGAGCATGTATGGAGCATGAATTATTATTGAGAGGTGTGGAATGAAATATTTTTTGATAGAGGAGTGGGATAATGATTACAACTGTCGGACTCGTACGTTCGCACTTCAAGCAAGGTGTCACGAAGACGCTAGAGAAATCGCAAGGTGTCACTCAAGTAGCGCATATGACTATATGGTTCATTCAGAAGTTAGCGATTCTGTTGCGTCATCCTTCCCAAAATTAGGAGATATATAATGTTAGTAGATATAATTTCAGTGATAGTTTCTTTAATACTAGTAGTGTTAGGTCTCATGGTGGTGATGACATCTACCGAGATGCTCAGCGAACGCAGACGACAGTACCGTGAAGGTACGCATGATTACTATGGTAATAAAATTGAAGACGAGGAAGACAAATGAAAATTGAAATATCAGACGATTCGATTGAACGGATTATGTTAGCTGAACTCTCTCAGAGTTTGGAGTGGGCCCGTAAAGATTTAGCGAGTTACGATAAAGGCGTTAATGTCAATATACATGTGGTAAACGACCCTGAATTAGACAAAGAAGAACTCCGCAAGGATATTGATGCGTACGAGCGAATCTTGTCTTACTGGAAAGTGCCTGAATAATGACTATGCCGAATGAACGCAGGCGGGCGGTAAATAACACGCGGCAGTTCCTAGTTGATTTAATGGATCCTAAGAAGACTCCTAGGGTTCCGTCCGAAGTACGTAAAGAAGCATATCATTGTTTGAAACATTATCCAGGCGAGTACTACATGGAACAAGCCGCCGAACAGGCGCCAGAAATATTTGGTGAATGGGATGCCGCGCACGGAGAGAAATGATGAGTGACTATACACCAAACAATTGGGTTGTCATTAAATTTACCCAACAAGTAAAAAGTGGCAACACTGGTTACGGACGAAAAGAAAAAGTCTTTTACAAAGTGCTCGGTGGTTGGTCAGGTGGTTATCTCGATGGCGACTCTTGGAGACTGAACAGTGGTATCGTTGACGTTGAAGAGACCGCTGATTCTTTTATCTTTATTGGTGGTAGTGGTAGTCGATACATATGCGACAAGACTCAGGAATGTCTGAGAATGAATACTGCCGGTATATGGAAACAAATGCAGGAAGTTAGTGAAGGAACTTCAGGGGATGTTAAAGTCGAACTGGTGGAACCTGATGACAAAAGAACTTGTAAGGATTGGAAGGAGCTACTAAGATGATGACCCCTAATGAAATGAATAACATCAATAGATTTGAAGTGATAGACTGCGAAGGCCGTACCTACGTTCGTTACTTACGTGAAAATGAAAGTGTTCAATACAGTCTACAAGACGATAATCGCACCCTCAAAATCTTTATTACGCAGGACGACTCATAGATGATAGACGACAATACTGAGATACAAATAAGTTTAAAAACTATCATTTCTGTTATTGTGGCAGTAGTTGCGATGACCAGTGTTGTCGTACGTTACGAAATCAAAGTAGATTCTCTTTTAGCTAAGATAGGTAAATTGGAGATACATATTCAAAACTCTAGTAAAATTATTCACGAAAACTCAGAGTCAGTGAGAAGTTTACAAATAGAACAAATCAAACAACAAAAAGATATTCAATATATTACACTAATTGGAGAAACAGAATGTCCGAAGAAGTAAAAGCAGGAAATGATCAAGCAGGTGCTAGTGCATCAGTAGGTACCGAACAAACAGATAGCAGCGTAAGTGCTGGCGCAGGCGTTGAAGCACATGCCGGAGCAGAGGCGAATCAGGAAACTCGTATCGATGGATTCGGTGATGTGGAAACTGGTCAACACGCACAGGCAGAAGTACATATTGACGCAGGTGCTGAGGCGGGATTTGATGGACGTAATGCGACAGCTGAAGCAGGCGTTTCCGCAGGTGCGAGTGTAGAAGCGGGAGCAGATGTGTCAACAGATGTTGGTGACGTGACAATTACTACAGGTGTGTCTGCGGGAGCAAAAACTGAAGCAAAAGCAGGCGTAGGCGGTAGTGTCGGAGCAGATGGTGTCGAAGGACATGCGGGAGCGGTCGCCGGAGCAAGTGTTGGTGTTGGAGCATCCACTGGCGCATACGATGATAGCGGCAATGGTGGACAAGTAGGCGCAGGCGTAAGTGCGGGCGCACAAGT